AACCACGTATTCGGAATTTAAACGTGAAATTCTTGGCGAGATTGCAAGATGTTTGCAAGTTCCGATTAACGTTATTTCCGGCGATTCTTCACAACATAATTATGCAAGCGGCAGACTTGACCATCAAACGTATCATCGTGCGATACGTGTAACGCAAGCGTCAATGTCACGAACAATTTTGAATAAACTGTTTGTCGAGTGGTTGAAAGAGTTTTCGCTTGCAAACGGTTATTCGTCAAACAAATTTGCGGATTGCCGGGCAACATGGATGTTCGACGGGTTTGAACACGTTGACCCCAAAAAGGAAGCGGATGCCCAGGCAATCCGTATTGCCAACATGACTACCAGTTACGCAACCGAATATGCAAAACAGGGGCGCGATTGGGAAATTGAGTTTAAGCAGATTGCAAAGGAACAGGAGATGATTAAGTCGCTTGGCATTGCGGTTGTTGAACCTAAGGTTTCAAAAGGAGATGACGATGAATGACAACTTTTTTCTGACAGGCAAACTTGAACTTTCAGAGTCTGTTGTTGAAGGCAAAGAATCTGGTGTCCCGAAGTTCAAGATTGTTGCATATACAGGTGTTCCGCTTAATGTGCGCTTTTTTGAGTGTCCTTTGGTTGTGGACGTTGCAGGAATGGAGATTGCGCAACATATCCCCGTTCGGCTTGACCATTACGAGGAACATAGAATTGGGCATACAACGGACATTATCAAAGGTGAGGACGGGACAATTGTTGCTAACGGAATTATTTCTCATGACAACCAGTTTTCTAAAACTGTTGCGAGTTCCGGTAAACTTGGTTTCCCGTGGCAAGCGTCAATTGGCGCGATTGTAACGGAACGAGAACACATCCCTGAAGGCAAGTCGGTAGACGTGAACGGTAAAACATTTACCGGGCCGTTAGTTGTTGCGCGTAAAAGCGAGTTAAAAGAAATCAGTTTCGTTGATTACGGGGCTGATCCAAACACATCGGCTATTGTAGCCAAGAAGGAGTTTAACATGAATGAAGAAGGAAAACCCATTGACAACAAGCAACCCGTTCAGGCGGCCGAACCCAAAGAGGAAGGTGTCAATAAGCCTGTGGTTGCTGATCCTGTTAAGGCTTCTGTTTCTTGCGATCCTACACCTGTTCAAGCGTCTGAAGAAGGTATTCAAAAACGGCGTGAAGTTACCGCCGCCGAACTTGAACGGCAAGCGGAGATTTTTCGGGTGGCGGTTCCTGGTACTGAAGACCTTCAGGCCCAGGCTATTCGGGAAGGGTGGACGCCGGAAAAATTCGAGTTGACTATGCTTAAGTCAATGAAGCCCCAGTCTGCACCCGCGGCACAGACACACGCCCACGAAGAGGTCAACGCTAAAACGTGCGAAATTGTTGCGTTGCGTGCGTGCGGGCGTTTTTCAACGTCGGATGAAAAGGGGTATACCGACCAGGAACTGACTGCGGCTGATAAGTATGTGCGTTGCGGACTTCGCGACTACATTGAACTTTGTTGTGGTCGACAGCTTCCTAACGCCAGACGTGATACCCGTGAATGGCTTCAGGCGGCATTTTCTGCTACTAGTCTGCCCGGTATTTTGTCTAGCAACGCTAATAAGGTTCTTTTGCAGGGTTATGACGCGGTTGACGATTGTTGGCGTGACGTGTTTAAGGTTGGCGCGGTTTCGGACTTTAAGGTTCATACTCGATACCGTATGAACTCCGACTTTGTGTTTAAGAAGGTTCCGACCGGTGGCGAACTTACTCACGGCAAGATTTCGGAAGAAGCTTACACACAGAAAATTGATACTTGGGGTATCATGTTCAGCCTGACACGTCAAATGATTATTGACGATGATTTGGGCGCGTTGTTTGACATTCCGTTCCAGATTGGGCTTGGTGCAGGCCAAGCGATTAGTGACGCGATTTGGGGGCTTGTCTTGTCGAACCCGACGCTTGCAGACAATAAAGCTTACTTCCATGCCGACCACGAATCGCTGTTGGACAACAATCCGTTTAGTGTCGAAGGTCTTACTGCGGCGGAGGTTAAGTTCCGAACCAAGACGATGGCTAACGGGCGTCCGCTCCTGCTTCGTCCGGAAATCCTGCTTGTTCCGCCCGAGTTGCTGACGAAGGCTGAAATTATGATGACTTCGGCGTTTCTTAACGAAACGACTACAGCCAACAAGGGTGTTCCGAGCCGTAACCCGCACGAAGGCAAATATAAGGTTTATTGTTCGCCTTACCTGTCGAACACCGGCATTACCGGATATAGCACTACGGCTTATTATCTGCTTGCTAATCCGACCCGGATTCCGACGTTTGAAGTTGCGTTCTTGGGTGGTGTTGACCGGCCGACCGTTGAACAAGCGGAAGCGGACTTCAATACTCTTGGTGTCCAGTTCCGTGGCTATCTTGACTTCGGCGTGAAGGAACAAGACTACCGAGGTATCCTGAAGGTTGCAGGTACCACACCGTCCTCTGGTTCTTAATTTTTAAAAACATAACACAGAAGGAGTTTAAACTATGGCTGCTGCAAAGTTGATTCAAAAGGGGGACGCACTTAACTATACCAATAGTGGTTCGTCCGCTGTTACTGCCGGCTCAGTTGTTGTTACCGGCACATTTGTTGGCATTGTCCAAAATGACATTCCCGCAGGCGGTACAGGCTCTCTTGCGCTCACCGGTGTGTGGGAAATTGACAAGGGTACTGCCACGTTTACGCTTGGTGCCCCCGTTTATTGGGACGCGACAAACGGTTATGCCGCAGGGTCTGGCACCAACTACATGGGGCGCGCCTGGGCCGCAAACTCTTCCGCGTCGGCAGGACGGCTTCTTGTTCGTCTTGAACCGGGCGGGAACGCGGCGTATGCTAATGCCTAATTAGGTGTCAATTATGAATTTAATGGAATCAGGGTTGCGGTTTTTGGTTGAACAGCGGATAGCGACAAGTTCGGTTCCCGCAACATATCAGACTGCACGTCAAGATTACGATGTTAGGGCGGTTCCTTGTAAGTCTGCTAAACATCAAAATGAGAATGACGTGATGGACTTGACAATCGAAGCCAATACCCTTGATTTCATTATTCCTTCTACCGATTTGCCGGTAGACCCGCAACGTGGCGATTTGATTATTGCCAACGGAAAGGTTTATGAGGTCAACAATTATTCGGCGGGTTCGTCTGTCGGAACTGTTGCTTGGTTTTGGTGTGAAGGGTGTTATGAAGTTGCACGTCGTATACACACGAAATGTGTAGGGCTGGAAGATGAGTTTAGCGGTTGACATTGCGAAAGATGTTGCACACATTTTAACGGAACATGATTTTTCTGTTTCGTTTTCTGCAACGTTTGAGCCTATGCCACGAATGGACATTCAGGCAGTTACAAGCCTAGAAGTGTTTGTTTGTCCGGATGTTGTTACCAGAGACAGGAGCTCTCGTAATGTGTGGCAGTTGGAAACCGCGATTCAAATAGGCGTGTTAAAGCACGTTCGCGCCTTAAACAGGGTGAATGAGATAACTGCTTTAACAGGTTTAGTTGAAGAGATTGCAGATTTCATCGGAGACGCAAGACTTCCTAACGTTCCCACCGCCCAAGCGGTTAGGTTCCGTGAAACGCCGTTATATTTGTTTGACCATTTAAACGAGTTTTCGGTTTTTACTTCCGTGTTAAGTGTTGTATATTTAACAGGGAAGGTGCGTGTATGATAAGCTTTGGCAAGTTTAAAAAGATTTCGTTACCGAAAAGTAACGTAATGCCGAAACCGCCCAACATTGAAGTTGGGTTCGTTATTAAGGACTGGTTTTTCAGTTCTGATAACGTTCGGAAACGGTTGGACGGGCCTATCATTGAATCGCTGCGTAAGTTTGGCGCGTATACGCGCACGACCGCGCGTCGTTCAATGAAAACGGTTGCGGCGCATCGTGTTGGAACCAAAGGTTATTATTCTAAACCATTTTCTCCGCCGCACGCACACGCACGTGAAGGGACAGGCGGATTAAAATATGGCCCGTTCAACATTCTGTACGGATACAACCCGATTACACAGTCTGTTGTTATTGGGCCGCGCAAGAAACCGTCGCGAACAGACTATGTTCCGATGATTCTTGAATATGGCGGTAACGTTGCAATGCAACCTAACCCGCGACGTAAGGTTCGCAAGATTGGCGATTATGGTGCCATCAGTTATTCCAGGGACTACAAAACACGTGGCCGTAAAGGTGTTCGTGGTGTTCGTGGACTAGATGGTAAACTGTATTTTGTCCAGTTTGCGAAACTGAAGTCGCGGAAAATGTTGAATAAATGTAGTCGCATAGAAAGTGAAATTTGGGGTGGCCTGTTAATGTATGCGGGAAAAATTGCGCCTCGACCGTATATGCGACCTGCATTTCAAAAGGCGTTGGCAATGTGGCCGCGGTTTTGGGCAGATGCTAACAAGAAAACCTACTTTACCGGCGGTTAATGTTCCGGGAGAAAGGATTGTTTTATGAGTACGCAAAATGTTTATCTCGGCATGAACGCCGTGATTCGTGTTGACGGCCAAACGTTTGGAAACGTTCGTGATGTTACTTTGAATCTTTCACGGTCTAGTGCTGACGTTACCACACGTAGTAACGATGGATGGCGCGCCCAAGTTGGCACGCTTCGTGAAGGTTCCGTGTCGTTCCAGATGTATAAGTTTGAAGGCGACGATAATGAGGACAAGGTCATTAACGCTTTCCTTGCGGCAGGCGAAGGGTCGCTGATTGGTGCGGCAATTCTGGATTCAGTTGAGGGTGACGGCCCGTGCGGCTTGTGGTCTGTTACTTCGTGCAACCGAGGTGAAGCCCTTGAAGAGGCTGTTTCGTATGATGTTGAGCTTCAGCTGACGAAGTTTTACGGATGGATTGTTGGCGGTGTCGCACCTGGTGGCTCCGACTACTCCGCTGAAATTGGTGTTATCATTGGCTCGTGGGGCTAGTGGTTTTTCTAGAAAGTTAAGAGGGCAAGTTTTTATGGGTATTTATACAGACGCAAACGGCAAACAATGGGAGTTTTCCGTTAATTACGGTTTAATTTTGTTTTTGAAAAGTTCGTTGAACATTGACCTGTTGGAGCCCTACACTAACGGGAATACAACGTTGCAAGATGTTCTTACTAACCGTTATAAGATGTTGGAGCTTCTTTTTCAAACGGTGAAGTACAGTAACAAAGCCGCGAAAGATGACGATATCTGGAACTCGTTTTCAGGTGATTGTGTCGTTAAAGCGCAGGAGGCGTTATTTAACGACTGGGCGGATTTTTCCCAAGCGAGCGGACGTCCGGACACGGCGGCCGCAATCAGGAAAGCCCAGGAACTTCTTCAGGCGGGAATCAGGGCGGCGGAACTGGAGATCGAAGCAATAGACTCAACCGAGGCTATCAAGAGGATTTCCCAAGACGCGAAGAAAGAGTTACAAACCCTCATGAACTCGTCTGGAAACTTGCCGGCAGAGTAGGTGTTGACCCGCGACCGTTCACGTTACGTCAGCTTGTATGGATGTGTGAAGCGCAACGTGAGCGCGACTGGGAAACCGTGTCGCATTTAATGGCCTTGTTAGCGAACATTAACAGGTCAAAGAAGGGTAAACCGTTTACTGCTGACCAGTTTAACCCGACAGTAACATATCGAACTCAACAACGAAAGGTCTTACCGTATTCCAGAGAGACAATGGAAATGGCAAAGACCTTTTTTAATGCGTTAGGAAAAAAGTAAATGGGGTTGCAACAAGATATTAAGGCGGCAAAAGCGTGGGTTGAACTTACCTTAAATGACAGCAAATTTTCCCGCGGTCTTGCGCGTGCAGAAAACGAGCTTCGTGCGTTCGCTAACCGAATGACGTCGATTGGTATGTCAGGGTTTGGTATTAGTGCGGCTGCGTTGGCACCGATAGGACTTGCTGTCAGACAGTTTGCTAAACTTGACGATACGTTACGGCTTGTTCGTGCGGTAACATCTGCGACCCGCGTTGAGTTTGAAGCGTTGTCAAAGAAAGCGCGATATATTGGCCGCACAACGTCGTTTACGTCGCAAGAGGTAGCAGACGCAATGGCAACGCTGGGCCGCGCGGGCTTTAACCCCAAACAGGTTGACCTGATGATTTCGCACGTAATGAACTTGTCGCGTGCGACACAAACTAACATAGCAACGTCCGCTGAAATTATCGGTAGCACATTGCGACAGTTTGGAATGTCGGCTGAAGAGACGGTTCGTATTGTTGACGTGTTGACCGCGGCGGCTAACAGTTCATCACAAACCCTTGAAGACATTGCTGTTTCATTTAAGTATGCCGCACCCGTTGCGAAAGAGTTTGGGATGGAGATTGAAGAGGCGGCGTATTATGTTGGCATTCTTGCCAACCAGGGATTACGCGGCGAAATGGCCGGTACTTCGTTGCGTAACATTTTAGCGCGTCTTGGCGGTTCCAACATTCGTAAACAGTTTGAAGAGGTGCTAGGCATTCCTTTGCACATGGCAGACGGTCAAATCAAAGGTATGAAACAAATCTTTGATGAGGCTAACGCTGAAATGGAAAGGTTGGGTTGGGACGCTTACAAACGGCAAGACTGGTTGCACAAAACGTTTGGGTTGCGTTCAATGGCAGGTGGTGCAAAACTTACATCTGTTGGTGAGCAATATACTTACTTATTAAAGATTCTTGAAAATAGTGCAGGCACGGCTGAACGAACCGCAAAACAAATGGACGAAGGTATTGGTGGTGCAATTCGTATCACATTGTCGGCTATTGAAGAGTTGAGTAACGTTATTGCAGAAGCGGTATCAGGCAAACTGCGTGATCTTGGATTATGGATACAGGGTGTTGCAGACAAGTTGGCCATTTTGTTTACTTATAACAAAGATGTTGTTTGGCAATATACAAAATGGTTTGGCATTATTGCCGCGGGTTCAGTTGCGTTAATTGCGTTTGGTGCTGTGTTACGGTCTGTCGGTGCGATTGTTGGCCTTTTTGCACTGACATTTAAAGGGTTACTTCCTCTTTATGCCGGGTTTGCTATTGTGTTAAAGGGTGCAATGGCGAGGGTTGCGGGTTTCACGGCTTCAATGCTTTTAGCGCGTGGCGCAAGCATTGGTTTTGCCCAAGCCGCGGGAACAGCCACGGCGTCGTTGTTGCCGTTAATGGGTGTTCTTGGTGCGATTGGACTGGCTGTTGGTGGCGCGTACTTAATATTCAAGAAGCTTACGGCACAAGACTTGAGTTTTAGAGCGTTAGAAGATGCGCGTCAATACAAGGCGGGGTTTGGTGAAGATGAAAAGATGTTGACTCGTCTTGTTGAAATAAAAAGGTTACATTCAAAAACAAACGAAGAGTTAGAAGAAGCGCGTAACATTATTTCTGACTTACAGTCAAAGTATGGTGATCTTGGACTGTCTGTTAATAGTGCAACACGTGAAGTTGAAGGACTTGTCGACGAAACTAAAAAACTTGAAGAGCTTAGGCTTAAACAATCAAAGGGGTTGTACAGAAAAAATGAAGAAGCGATTAAAGAGCAAGAAAAAAACATGATGGTTTTGGCACTCAAATGGGCTTGGGAGGCTGGTAATTACAATCTAGGGACTGAAAGTTTTAAAGTTGATGTAACGGAGATGGTTAGGTCTTATGGGGAAGGTGTTTTTTTGCGCGAAGACTGGAAAAGGTTGTATGAAAAAACCTATGGTGAATCAATAGAAAAAAAGGACTACAGAGATCCCAAACGGTTTTATATGCCTGCTACAGACTGGGGCAGCTTGGACCACCCCATTTCTTTTCAGGGTCTTGGTGGAAAGTTTTATATAATTCCCTATAAGGCTGGTACACAAAGAGATAAGAGTGCGCAAAAACTTTCAGGCATTGCAAAGAAATATCAAGAGGCCGACCAAACTTTGTTTGATTTAAGGGGCGAACAAAGAGTGCTCGCATATCAAAAAACACCATTTACAAAGGGTGATTTACAGTCGGTTACTTATACTTTTCCGACTGAAGGGTACCAGGAAAAAATTAAGCCTGAATCTAAAAACGAGTTTCTTGCAAACCTTGTTAAACGTGGTGGTGCCGCACCAACAGCAAAAGAGTTTGACGCTTGGCGGTGGAATTTAATAAACGCAATGGGTGCTGTTGAAAGCGATAAGGCAGGAAATGCTGCGCTTCTTGAACAAGCAGAACTTATGTTGGAAAGGGCGTATCCGCAAATATTTACCAAGCAAGGTGGGTTTGTAAAGACGGACAATTTAAGAATGGGAGTGTTTGGAACCGCCGGACAGTTTGGACAAACTCGTATAGGTGGTAGCAATTACACCAGCGTTGAAGCGTTTCAGTCTGATGTAGAGCAGTTTCGCGCTTATCTGATGGAACATTTAGATGAGGGTAGCGAAGTTGAACAGCAACATCGGCGTGTAATGTTGAGACGATTACAAGAGTTTAACGACGCTTATTCGCAGGCAATTATGTCGGGAACCAGTTTAAGGTTTGATTTTTCCGCGTGGAGCGATCTTGCGTCATACGAGGCCACGTCAATTATTAAAAACCAGTTAAAACAGATGCGCGAACAGCGGGACGAGGCAATTAAAAAGGTTTTTGGTAGTTACGAAGAGATTGAAGAAGGTGGCAGGACAGCGTTTAAGGTTATTGTTGGGTTTGACGAAGAGGGGGAGAAGAAGTACTACAAAGGTGGGCAAGCATTGTCTCGTGCCGAAATGGAAGCGGTGTTAGGTGAAATGGCTAAACCTGTTGAACAAGCATATCAGGAACAATCTAAACAGCTTAGTCTTATTGGAAACGTGTTAACCGCCCAGGCGGGGGCCGACCTGTATTCACGTGAATCTGAAATGTTACGTAAAGAGGCGCGGGACGCGAACAAGTATCTTGCAGACATTTTAAGGATAATTGAAAAAGATTATCAGCGACGTAAAGAGGAGCTGTTTGAACGGTATGGTGCAAGTAATGAATACACCAAGTCTGCAAGAGGGCTTCAAGACGACAGGAAAGAGGCTTTGCAGGCAGTTGACGACGCAGTAAAAACCGCAAAGGAAAGTTCATTAGAGTTTATTAACGGGCTTCCTCTGGAAGAGTGGCGTACGCAGGAATACAAAAATATTAACACGGCCTTTGACGACTTGGAAGGAAGGTTAGAGTTTAAGTATGGTTTAGCACCGTTTGACGAAAAGTTTAACCGTAATCCAAGAACTGACGAAGAGTTTTTGTATCGTGAAAAGTATGGTTTAACGTATTATGACGCGGTTAATACTCAATTACAAATGCAGATTGGCGACCTGGTAGCGGAACGTGGGCTGTATCAGCAAGCAGGGAAAGACCAGTTTGTTAAAGAGACGGACGCAAAAATTGCAAGGATTCAAGAGCGACAGCTCAAAAATGCGTACGACAAGGCGACTAACGTTTGGGACAATTATGCGAACATTTTTAATCGAAGTAAGGGTGTTGCAGAGCAATTGCGACAAGAGATAGATGCTCGAAAACAAACTCTCGAGCGCAACCGTGGGTGGCTTACAGAAGAACAGATAAACCAGGCTGAAGCTTATATTCAGCAGTTGATTTGGTCTTACGGTCAAGTGATGGACAGGTACGCTACGTCAAAGTTTGGTCTTGAAGATAGTGAGCGAACAATCCGTGCTTATGAACGAGTAGAGAAGCTTAACAACGTTTCACAAAAATCTTTGTTAAACATTGAACGCAGTTTTTCGTCTGCCGGGACGTTTGATGCATATAGCGCGTCTGGTGTGGCTACACCTACGTTTGTAACTGAACTTAAAGAGCAGACATCGTTGCTTGGCTCTATTGACGATTTACTTGCACGTATGGCACAGGGAGAGTTTATCTAATGAGACGTAGAACGTTTGCAGACGTTTTTCAGCCGGGGATGGGGTTAGAGTCCCCACAGTTTGAAATTAACTACAACGTTGACCCGCGTGGCGGTAACGCCTCTTCGTCTGCTTCAATAAACTTTAAGGTTTGTTATGAACCGTACGAGTTTAGCAATCCTACACCGGAAGATATGCGTAACGTGAAGCTTCTTGCGTATCAGATACTTGAAGACACCGGCCATATGTATTTGCCGCTATTTGACGATGACGAAGAATCGTCGTTAAAGTTACAGTCAGTTTCTGTTAAGCCGGTTGAAGGCACTAATATTTGGGACGTTGAATGCCAATACTCTGACGCTGGCATGCACAATGACGAAGCGATGGAACTGAACCTGAAGAACTTTCAGTTTTCAACGCAGGGACACGAATCTCACATTTCAAGGTCATTGGACACCGTTGGTTCGGTTGACATTTGGGGTGGGGAAGGGTACAACTTCTTTGGTAACATTGGCTGGGATGACGGCGAAATTGCAGGTGTAGACGTTAAACGACCGCATATGGTGTTCTCGCGTGATGTTTGGATACTCAGCGTCAATATGGACTTTGTCATTATGCGGAACCTAGCAGAGTTTACCGGTAGCGTCAACGCAGATATGTTTTACGGGTTTTATCCCGGAACAGTATTGTTTACAGGCGTGTCGCAAGGCCAGCGCGCAAGTTTAAAGTGGGGCGACAAGAACTCGTTGTATTGGCAAATTACGTTAGCATTTGAGGTTTCGCCGAACGCATATGTTCCGTTTGGTGGCAAATACATATATAAGCGTGGCTGGGACTATTTGTGGTACTTAAACCATAAAGTGGTAGTAACTCCGGACGAAACCAGCCCGGACGAACCGGAGAATCCGGAAAACCCGCCCGAAGGCGGAGACCCGGAGAACCCTGGTGACCCGCCACCTGAAGGTGGAGACCCGGAGAACCCTGAAACGAACCCCGTCTATACCGCGGAAGCGAAGAAGCTGATTGTTCGTGTTCCGGTTCAGGCAACCGTTGAACAGGTTTATCCGTATCGTGAGTTTTGCACGTTTTTTGGGTTCGGTCATTCTAGCTCGATGACCAACGGGGAGAACTTCTTCAATGGCTGACCGAATTAGACGTGTTGACCTTAACAAGGTTTTACGTGACTATAAGACCGGCAGGTTTTTCAATCGGACTGAAAAGCTTGCAATGGGGTTTCAGCAATTAAGAAAGACGTACATTAGAAACTTGTCTATTGATACGTTGAACGTTGGCGAGGTTGTGCCAATTACGGGCATAGAATCTTATTCACCGTCGTTTAACGAGCTTATGCAAGAGTATTTGAGTGTTGGCTATATACTTATGTATAATCCACAATACGACAATCCTCAAACTTTAATTGGGTTTTGTTTAGAACCAATTCCTGTTTCAGCGGTTGGAGAATGTTTTGTGCCAAACTTGACCCCGGCAATATTTGACAGGATAGAAGGTGAACATACGTTAGCGACACGTGTTCCAACTGGCGAGTTTGTTGCAGGTAACACAGGTGAATATTATGTTATTGGGTTTTCTAACGAAGACGAAGACAAAAAACGGTTTGGTTATGTGTCCTTGTTAGGAACAGGCACAGGCGGTGGCGGCCATTTGGTTGGGCAGGTTTGGGGTAGTCCGATTAGTTTTAATGTTCCAGGAACGGTTCGTGTTTTACAAAGCGGGGAAGAACCACAGGTTTTTGAAAACATAAGATGTCCATTGTTGCGCGACAACGACATTAGTTTGATTGCCGGCACAAAGGTTATTATTTCTCAAAACCAGGCAACCAAGAAATGGGAAATAATTGAAGCGCAATGCCCGGTTGGGGGATACGCGTAATGGTTAGTAGGTTTGCGTTTACACCTGGTTGTTGTTGCGAAGGTGCGTACCCGTGTTTGCCGCCGTGTCAGGTGATATATAAAGGGCACAATAATTTAAACTATCATCTTCGAGATAACTTCCCGGAAGATTTTACAGAAGAGTGGTTTTGGGGGAACGACTATTCTTTTATTATTTTTAACACAATCGGTACGTTTGACAAGTTTCCTGGTGGATGTGTTTACTTTGATATTGAAAATAATGGTGGAAACAAGCGTCAAGCCCGGCCACGCCAAACGTATAGCGATGGCAATAGCAACAGGTTAATTGCGCATTTGGATTATGAAGATGGTTTTGCCCCAGCAATTTACTATCTCAATGTGCCATTGCCAACCGCAATAAACCGTGTTGTTAGATTGTCATACGACAATCGGTGGCACAACTTGGTGCAGAAAGATTGGGGCAAATATTGGGACGTGTGTTATGACGACCGCCCCATTCCGTTTAGATATGATGTTTTATATTGTCTACCATTTAACGAACCAATTAACTTTGCGTCAAACGGGGTTGCGTGGCAACCGGTTCAGCTGACCGACCTGGAAGATGGTGAAGATGAGAAGGTTTACTATAAAACGTTAGAAGAGTGTACTTGGTATCCTGACGAATGTTATGCAGGAACAGGCCCGGGAACACCATATATCAACGCCAACGAAATACCAGCGTTCATTGACGGGATTGACCCAACCACTAAACGTCCTGGACTAGATTTTATAGACGTAAGGCTTTGGGGGTGGGGAAGCGTTGGTTGTGATTACCCTCTTCCGTTCGGTGACTACTACCACTACAACGAGCTAGTAAAACAAACAATTCGCATTAGTTTTGATAAAAGGGTTAACCCCGGTTCACCAGATGAACCAGATTCGATAATGAACGCTGGTATTTCGTTGGTTGTTATTTCCGGCGACTTTGCAACTAGGGACTATGAGGTTACAAAAAACAATTTTAACCCAGACACGTTTAATACTGCTGGCGGTGATGACCATCCAATACTACTGTTAAGCAATTCAATTTTTCATGACATTTATAAGCGCGAAGAAGACAACAGCGTTACCGAATCGCAGGTCATCTTTGGGACAGCAGATGTTGACAACAGTAGTAATCCACCGGACACTACCGGTGATTCCGCAACAATCCCGACCAACTGGTTTTTGGTTGATAAGTATCGCGCACCATGCTGGGAACTTCATTCTGGTGATGGCGTTGAGCCTGACAGCGTGAATGACAACGACGTTCGGTTTCACGGTGCATACTGGATGTTTGCAGACTATTCCCCCTGCGGCGGGCCGTTGCTTGGTGACGAAGGCTCTGATTACGAAGTTACTTCCGGTAAACTGTGGAACGTTCCGGTTGCAGAATATGATGTAACATTCCCCGACCCGCCAGAGTTTGTGTATAAATATTGGGACAGCATAACCGGGTACGCGCCATTAAACAGGTTGGAAATTAGCTGGTCTAAATCGTCTGACCAACTTGGCGTTGACGTTTTAAGAAAAAAATATGTAACCGATCAGCTAGAAAAGAAAAATTATCCCGCCGAGGATGAAACAGAGCCAGAATATTGGGATAGGGTTTATACAGGCGTTTCATTTAGTGATTGGCAGTATCATACGTTCGATGGAAACTTCCAGGGCAACACGTGGCCTACTTTTTTGCACGTCCCTGAAGATAGACAATTGCACAAAATTGTTTGGAAAACGTTTTACAACAAACTTGAATTTGTTAGTGAAGACCAGCAAGGCAACAAGAGGATTGCGGCACAAGGCTTGGGGATAATGGCCCGTCTTGACCACAACAAAAATGCTGACTGGTATTCTTTACGTCCAGGGTTTCCACCGTGGTACAGGTTTATTCACGGTATTGAAGCCGCGTATCCATACTCTGTCAAAGGTGTAGAATATCCAATGTGTGGAGATTATGGAGAGGAAGGTTTTGGGCCTGACTGGAGTATTGACGACTACAATAAATGTATAAAATCCGTGAACGGCACAGGCATTAAACAATTTGAAATTGACGGTGAAACTGTATATATGCCGGTTATGTCAACGGCGCAAGCGCAAGCTCTTTTAAACTACAGCTCGTCTGTTAATGTGTGTTATTATAACGTAGCCCCAATGGTGTACGGATTAGATACGTGGGATAAGTCTGATGTCAAGCTTTATGCGTACAACAACTTCTATTATATTGCCATATGGAAAAAGCTATAACTTGTTCCTGCCCAAAACCTGATAAGATGGGGCACGTGTCCGAATGCAAGTTTGTTACACCTACCAACGTGTGGTGGGGCAAAAACCTGTCTTGTTATGCGTGGAGATGTTCCAATCCGTTAATGCTAACAGACCCGCCTAATTGGGCGTATGGTAATTCCAGACGTGCAACGGTAGGCGACGTTATTTCCGGGGCTCTTATAGAAAATGCAAATTATATCGCTGTCCGGTCGTGCTATTGTAAATGTTCTAGGTGCAAACATTTCACGTTACCGGACAGCGACACAAAAAACTAGTTGTTAAGTTTAACCTCTTTAAACGCGGCCCACGTTATCGGAAACTTTTCTGCAACGTAGTTTGCAATGAGGTTCGCGTATAAACGCGTTTCGTGTTGCGCGCTTGGATGTAACCTTAATTCCAGGAAATGTAACAAGTTGTGCAAATCTATTTTCCAGTATGCAACGGTCATCGTTGACAATGGCAAATCTTTACGTGCTTGTTCGCGAACAACGCCCAATTCAATTCGGCGCAAATACAGGTTTTCTGCAAGATTGTGAAACTCGTTTTCTGTGCGATTAAGTTCGTCAATCTCATCGTCTGTAAATTCACCGTTGACTTTACGCCACCTAATCGCTTTCCAAAACTCGCAGTCTGAAACTGTGTACCTGGTAGACCGTTCAACAATCGAAGCGGTTCGATGTCGGACAACTTGCCGCCATATGTCCATTGGAACACAAAGTTTAAACTTCATTTCCGCTTGTTCAAATGGCGACGTATGACCTTTAATTATCAGGTGCTTTATTAGACGTTTGTCCGCGTCTTCGTTACCTTCGTCGGTTCCGTAACATATACGCGCTGATTCCGCGATTGTATGGTCGGAACCCATAACATCACAAAGTTTAACCCAGCCTTGATTCATCTTCATTAGTTCACCATTGGCATACACACAAAGTTTGAAACGGACTCGGCAAGCTCCGGAGTATACAACTGTACCGCAGTTTTTCCGTCAACAACGTAAAAGTCAATCGCTTCAACCTTGTTACAAGACGCAACATAATCTTTCAAAAGCGA